GCCATCGTACCCGTGATCCTTGCGAGACAGCGAGATCCACGAGTTCGGACGAAGCTTGTTCTCGGTGTGATTGAATCGGTACAGCGTGAAGCTCTCACCAGCCTTGTGCTCGGCTGAATGAAGAACAGCATCGACTGTGGCTCGCGAGAACAACTTCACCTTCCCCTTGTCCATCGATCCGCCGGCGCCGATCCACTCGTCAGTCTCTTCGAGCTCGTCATCATCGAGCTCGTGATACGTTGCCATGAGCTTCTTGAGCTCTGGGTTCTTGCTCTCATCCTTGCCTTGCGGCAGGCGCTCGTAGTCCAAGTACAGCAGCTTACCCCAGCACATGATGAAGAACTGCTGAAGTGGCGTGTACGATTGAACACGCCCTTCTTGAATGAACTGCTTGAATGTGATCACGGAAGCTGCTCAGGTGGGAACGGCGGTTCGCCTGGGTACGGCTTCGCTTCGTAGTAGTTCGGGTCAGTTGGTGCCACTGTCGTATCGAACTGTTGAACAGCGAGCACCTCGCCGAATGAACGTTCACCGAACTCGTCGACTTCGTTCACAACCATCGACCCGAGATCCGAGATTCGAATCATGACCTTCCGGACCAGGTCGTCCTTCACACCCATCGGGATGCTCAAGTAGATCGGCACTTCGAACGAGAGTGTCCACACGATGACCCGACGATCGACCGAAGCCGGGTAGTTCTCTTCGTTGCTGATATCGGTCAGCTCGACCTTCGTGAGCTTCGTCCAGTCGAACGGACCATCTGATTTCTGAATCTGCAGGTCCGGATTGAACAGCACAAGGATCTGCTCGAGGAGCTGATCACGTTGATTCGAGTTCGAGCAGTAGATGCTGAGCTCGATCGTTGCGTTGTACGGGATTGGCATCGAACGCTTCACGACAGTGAGGTCATTCGGGAACACACCGCCAACTGGCAGCGTGACGCGCTGGTCAACGTACGCCTGAACCTTCCGGCGCTCTGGCGCAACGGCGAGCGAAGTCAGATGGACTGCCATCGTCGGCAATGAGAACGTTCTGTTCTGAGTGTTCCCAGCCATGATCGCGGCGACGACACGATCCTTGTGACCGATCACGACTGGCACGGAGATCATCTCTGGTTCGTCGCACTCGCCCTTGCCAGTCTGAATCTGCAGACCGTAGAAGATCGAGACGAACTGAAGCAGGTATGCTCGGAGCTGGTTGTCAAAGAAGTAGTGTTGGACGGCCATTGATTTTCCCAAGAAGGTCTTCAACCGTTTGATCAGACCTAGTGTACTTAGCTCTGTTAGCTGCCCTAGAAAGAACTTGAAGGTTTGCTTTGTGGGCTACAACTTTGGTCGGCAGCCCAGCCAAGAACCCATCCACCACAGAAAGGATGTGATCGATCTGATAGCCGTCCTTCAGAAGATGAATGTTCTCAAGGACCGAAAGGTCTTGCTTGCGAGTATAGTAACTGACCGAAGATCGGTATCTCACAAGAGCTCGTTGGTCGGCACGTCGACGTGTCTCACTACAGGCTTTGCCTCTAGCAGCTAGTCCATCTTCGCCAAGAGTTGACAGGAGCTTGTTAGACCACTTACGCTTGTAGTCAGGATCCTTAGCCGCAAGAGTTTCGTGGATCTTCCTTGATCGTAGATCGGCCTTTGACACTCCATCCTCATTCAGCGTTGTCATGGTCGTGATGTGAAGAGCATGACTACAAGCACGATCGCCGCATGTCTTCAGCCAGCGGTTACGCCCCTCAACCTTCTTTGTAGGTTTCAGACAAGCGCAAACACCTTGTACCTTCAACATCACCCAACTCGCTTCGATGTGAGAGACATTGTCTCAGTTCTATTTAGGATCTCAAGTTGAGATGGGCGGTGTGCTGAGCGGGCTGTGCGGCGGTCTGTCTCGACGTAGATCCACATCCCCTTGACGCCTGAGAACTTGTACAGCCGCGCAGGAATCGCCATCTTTGGATCATATTCCAATCGGAAGTACGCTCCATCTTGAGCGCCTGCAACGTCAGGAAGCTTACCAAAGCCGGTGTCATATGGTTGCCCGTCTTTTGGCAAACCGTCCTCAACGTACGGCCCAACACCATCGAACGTCCCAGGTTCAGAGAACCGGTTCGTACCCGAGCGAACCTCACGAGTGTTCGTACCTTTCTCCGGCACGGCGGTGATCGCGTCTTGCTCGTTCTTCTCAGCAACGGTGAGCGGTGCCGTCTGGATCTGCTCGACGCCATCGAAGAACGAACCGTCATCGATCACGTACTTCTGCGTGTCGACCGTGCCGAGGATGTCGCGATGCTCTTGCGATGCGATCAGGTTCTGAGCTTGGAACCGGTACAGAATCGGACGCCAAGTTGTCGTGTACCCTTCAGCGGACCACGAGACATCAGAGACCTCGAGGAACTTCCGGACTGGGCGAAGATTATGGTCGTACTGCATCTCGCTTGGAACTTCGAGCACGTCGCCAACAACGATCGGCCGACCAAGCGCGGTGACCATCTGGGCGTACGAGGTCGTGAACGTGTACACGTCAGCGATCTGGAAGCCGAACTTCGAAAGGTCCGACACGGCATCGAACGGCGTGTACGCAGCCTTGATCTGCATCGAGGCCTTCGCGTAATCGCGGTCTCGGTTCTCCATGTACAGCGAGTCTTGAATGTCATCGAGACGCGTTTGCTGGTAGTCGAACAGCTCGAGCTTGTCAACGACCCATGCGCCAGCTGAGAGCACGCCGGTGAAGCTCAGCGGGACGAGGCGCCAGTACCGTGATGGTGCTGACTGACGAATGCGCACGGTGACCGGTGTGCCGAGGTTCGGCAGGTTCACGACATCAACTCGAAGCCAGTCGAGTTCCACCGGAGCTGAGAACATGTCGTTCACGACGAACGGTGTGCTGCCACCGAGGATCGTGAATGAGCCGATTGGTGAGTTGAATCGAACGCCGACTGTAGCAAGACCAAGAATCGATGTGCCACCAGGCCCAGTGAACATCACGGAGAACAGGGTCGGCGATGTCGCGATCAGCATGAACGAGCCGGGCTTCGGCGACACGCCAGGTGTGAACCCGCTGAACGAGCCGTTCCCAGTGCCGGTGAACGCGACCTTCGTTGGATCGATCTTGTACCCGCCGTTCGAACGATCGACACGGACTTGAAGGGCGCGGCCATTCGGGTCTGGTTGAGTGATTCGGAACGTGGTGACGTGCAGCGTGTTGTTCGCGTCCGGTGCGTACTCAGCCTGTCCGTACGATGTCAGACGAATGCCGAAGTCGTACCCGAGGTACGCTGGGTTCTGAACGACTTGAAGTCCGGTCTCGACTGATGTCCACGAACCAGCAAGCGCGTCGAACGCATTCGCTGGCACGCCACCGCCAAGTGGTTGACCCATACCCGTCAGGTCGATCAGCTTACCCTGTTCGTGTACGCCAAGCAGCTTGAACACGTTCACTGGCGCACCAGAGACGTTCAGATTCTCGGCAGCAACGTTCTCTTGGTACGCGGCGTCAGCAGCGTTGTTCTCGGTGAGCGTGTAGTCACCGATGCACAGTTGTGGCGGGATGTACGGGTTCGCTGCCGGTGAAGTCGTGCTTCCGGAACCGTTCAAGCCGCCAGTCGGATCGTTCGGGTTGTTGAACGAACCTGCTGCGTCTGGGCAATCTGCGAGTGTTGGCATTAGATACGCCCCACAATACGATAGCCAGCTCGATACGTGCCAGCGTGCTCAGTCTTGTACAGTGCTGTTCGCTTGATGCCGTGTGCTTCGGAGAACTTCACTAGGTCCTTCACTTCCTGCTTGTTGCCAGCTTGATCTTCGATGATCCAGACCTTCGCTCTTTTCTCAGCGGCCTTTTGACCACGAACTTTCAGAACGCTTTCATCGACGGTAGAGTAGTATTTACTCTGTCCGGCACTCAGACGAGCGAGTTGTTCAGGCGTGCGCTTGTGGTTCTTGGCCTTGATGGCTTTGGCCCTTGTGATCACGTGCTCAGGCGTGTTCAGCTTTTCTATGTGAGCCGTAAGAGCGACTGGATCAGCTTTACGTCGAGCCCACATAGCTTTCGAGTTCTCTGAGATCTTTGTGATCGTTGCCGCCCTATCTTTTGTAGCCCAAAAGCCTGGATCATTGCCAGCTGAACAGCTAAATCGAATGTTCATACACAACGGGTCAGAGATGAACTCTTCGGTTAGGATTTCTTGTTCTCGAATACGAAGCTCGGCTCTTGTTGGTAGGTGCTCCAAGATCTCGTACTTGTGATTTTCAACCCCGTACTTCTTCAGGGATCGTTGAAGATGCGTACCGCTTCCGTAATACCCGTCATGAAGATCATTTGTTGAATGCATCCCCAAGTACCATCTCCCAGTTACGAGACACGTCGTCTTGTAGATTACGTGATGAGCTCGACGATCAGATTTGTTATCCATGAAATCTCCTTTTGACAGATGTATTTATGCCAAAAAGATGACCCGATAGGGAATAACTTATTCCCTATCTAGGATGCCAAAAAAATTACCCGATGAGGAAACTTACGTTCCCCATACCAATGTGACCACCCCACTCGTAGTCGAGTGCCGACTGCTTCAGCTCAGCCATGTCCTGTCGAGCTTCGGACAGGAGGAGTTCACCGTTCTGCGTGATCGTGCCAGCAGCACCTGGAGTACCGGACGAGAATCGTGAACGGATCATCCCAAGGTATTCCTTGCACTCAGCGAGAGCCCAGTTCTGAATGAACTGCTTCGACCACCGATCGACCATGATCTCCTGTTCGGAGCGTTCCATCGTGCACTCAAGGATCACCTTCTCTTGACGGTACACCTTGCGAGTGATGAACAGTTCGCGAGTCGGTTCGTCCCAAAGGAACGTGAGCTCACCGGCGAAGATCCGTTGGAACTCTTCGGAGAGATTCGAGAGCAGGTGAAGCGACAGGATGTCGACGGTTGCTGCTGAGTAATACGAGGTCAGGATACCCGACGACCACACGGCATCGTTCCCGTTCGCCGTCTCGATACCAAGGACGTTCAGTCGATGGATCTTCATGACGTTCACGATTCGATCTGTCTTCTGCGTTTGGTTGTTCAGGAAGTACGTCTGCTGATTCGGGACCAGCGGGAACATGATGTAGTTCAGCCGGTACGCAGCGTCACACCACATCCGGTAGTTGTCGAGTGCGTTGTCGATCGCGACGTTGAACTGCTCTTCGGCGAGTTCGATGCAGCTCTGTGGCCAGCCGAGCTGAGCCTTCAGGACCTTGATCAGACGAATGCGTTCGTCGTACGAGCCATCGTTCCCAACGCCGATCTTGTCGGAGATCGGAGTGCCCTCTTGATCGGTGTTCGCCTTCTTCCACATCGACCCGGTCCAAGCGCTCAGGGCCTTCGTGGTCGTGTTGTAGAACAGCTGCCCGATGTACGGGTCCATCAGTAGCGATGACTCGACTGTCGTTGGCAGCACGAACGCTGGCACGAGGCCAGAGCCCGTGTTGAACAGAGCGTTCGACGCGTTCGCGTACACCCAGTTCATCCCATCCCAGTACGTCGTCCGGCCGGTGGTGTAACTGTGGAACACCTCGCCGACAGCGGGAGCAGTTGGTTCGACCACGTTCGAAGAGACCTTCACGAACGGCACCCACGCCGGACCTGGGATCTTGAACTGAAGGTTCGTTGGTGATCCGACTGTCCACTTCACACCGCTGAACACGTACAGCGAACCAGCAGCGTAAATGTACGTCTGCCCGATCACGCCCGGATCGATGTTCCCAGTGAGGATCGTATCGGACCGCGATGGGATCCAGGACGTGCCATCCCAGTACTGAACGAGGTTCAGTTGAAGATCGTGGTACACCGTGCCGACTGATGGCGACGTCGGCGCCTCTGGGAGCGATGGGATCGAACCAGCGAACGAGACAACGCCCTTCTCGACGTGTGAACCTTCAAGCGGGTACGACTGGATGCCGACTGGGTAGTACTGAAGGATGTTCGACGCACCGTGAACCGACGCGTAATAGATCTGCGTCGGCTGCGTGTTCGTGATCGTGATCGAGAACGTCGTGGTCTTCGCAACCGTGTCGATCACACCGGCAGGCATCGGCGAGTTCAGGATCGCCGAGTAGAACCCAACGACGTGCGCCCCATCCGGACCTTCGATCGTATCGCCTGGAACATTCCAGTCGGTCGAGGCGACGTACTGCTTCCCATCGTCTGGGTAGTTCGTGCCGTTGATCGTCGCCTTGCTGAGCAGAACAACCACACCATCAACGGTCGTGAGACCATTCGGGCGAGTGACCTTCAGCTCGATCGTCGTCGGGGTCGGGCGAGAGATCTCGATCGAGAACTGCCGCGACTCAATCCAGAGGTCGTGGGTTGTCTTTGCTGTGATGTCGGAAGCGCTCATTTGGATCCTAGCGACAGGGAGTCTGTCGACTATTTACGAATCCAAGGCATACATAGAGGTATGAACACACCCTATGTTTCCCACACCTTCCGTCCCGGCGACACGATCGATGCCGTGATCCGACTCAAGGGTCGGCACAACCTAACGCAAGCGGAGATGATTCCGCTGCGTGAGGCGTTCAACAGGATGAATCAGCTCGGCGTGATTCGTCCTGGGATGTCGTGCAAGATCCCGCTCTGCGAGAACCCGTTCAGTCAGGCTGAAGGGGTCGAGTCCGAAGGCGGCGAGATCGACTGAGCCGGCAGTTCGACGACGTCGTAGTCGACCTTGCCGGAGCCGGGCGCGGGCGAAGCGCAGAACTTCGTGTGTTCGGGACAGTTGAACCCGAGGTGCGTCTTCGTCGTCAGGGTTCTGATCTCGTGCGTGGCTTCAGCCTGGCACGGAGGAAAGCAGGGTGCGGTGCACTTCATGACAGGACCTTGTCGGCGATTCGAGCAATGTTCCAGGCGTCGTCAGCCCCGTTGTGATGGCGACCAACGAGTGGCAGACCGTAGTACTGCAGAGCCCGAGCCATCCCCATCTCCTTGTTCATCTTCTCCTTGATCGCCATCAAGGTCTTGATGTTCAAGTGAGCGCGCATCCGAGCGAACGGGTTCTGACGACGCTCGATCCCGTACAAGTGATACAGACCGCCTTGCTGATCCTCATCGGACGAGAGCTTCACGCGGTCGTACTCGCCGAACGAACCCCAGACGTGGTGCTTCAAGACCCCGTAGTCGGCCTCGATTTGCTCGAGCACCGTGAGGATGTTCTGGCCTTGATCGACAGCCTCTTGCGTCCAGCCCGTGAGCTGCGTGCAGAACGGAGAGATCTTCGTGCGACCTGGCTTCACCACGTACCCGCGCTTGTTCGTGATCGACCGGCTCTTGATGTGCAGCTCGCAGATCCCGATCTCGATGATCTCGTTCGGTTGATTGCCCTGCTCTTCGGGCGTCTCCCAACAGGTCGCCTCGAGGTCAACGATGAACATCTTGGTAAGGTTCGCGCCCATCAACGGGACTCCATGATGTACTTGATCTCGGCTTGCTCTTCAGCAATCTCGAGCTTCTGCCGGAGCTTGTCCATCTCCGTGCGTTGTTCTTGAATGTACGTTTCGAGGAATCGAATGTACCGTTCGCGGTCCTTGCGCTTGTCGAACCCGCCGACTTCGTCGAACACGACGTGCACGAACGCTTCCTTCAGTTCATCGAGCGTTGCCATCAGTGCTTCCCATCGGCGACGTCTTGAATCGCTTGGCGGCGCATGTCGGCTTCGGAAGCCTGTGCCTGCTCTTCGAGGTACGCCTCGATGCAGTTCTTCTCGATGTTCAGTTGAAGCTGCTCGGCGACCATCGCGGTCATCACGTTGTGATGTTGCTGAGCGTACTGCGGACGCGTCTGGTACCGTGCTTGACGCAGCGTGAGCTCTTGAATCATCCGGCCGAGCAGGAAGATCCGGGCCTCAAGCCACTGGACGCGTTCGTTCGAAATCGGATACATTGAAGTCCTTCGTTGCGGTTTTGAACCAGTCGGGGGTGGCGCGGTTTGTCCACCGCGCGAAAGCAGCCTTCGGGCCCAGGTAGTAATTGCGGTAAGCTTGAACTGCATCTTCGTCCTTGAACTCGTCGCCCATCGCGAGTGCGAATGGCGTGCGATCGCCAGCCGGGATGTTCTTCGGCGGCGACATCAGGAACGACCCGATGTCTGCAACCGTCTTATGAATTCTACCATACCTGTGGGTGTACTCCACGGCTGTTTCTTGGAAGAGCGCGTACAGCCAGCGGTAGTTCGAGTCGGACTCACGAGCCCACGTGGCGCACGGGTGGTTCTGGTGCGAGAGGGAGTAGCACACGGGCTTCACGACCTTGTACTCGGAGATCGTGACTTCTGGGATCCACTCGAGATCCCCAAGAGTCATGTACCCGCCTTCGGTGCGAGTCTCGAGACGAACACTCTCGCCGTTCAGCAAGTAAAACTTCTTCGTCTTGCCGGTCGTCGGTTGAATGCGCTCGTGCAGAACACCATCGCGCAGACGGTGCGCCGTCGAGAGAAGCTGCGCGTACTCGATGATCATCTTCACGACGTGCTTGTCGAGATGAGCTTGAGCCGCGAGCTTCGGGTCTTGATCGAGGACGAAGATGTTAATGGGAACACCTATAAATAGAAGTTTGGATGAGGTTCAAATGAACAGACACTTCGAACGGTACCTAAAAATCGTACACTACTACAAAGATGAAGGACGTGCTACGTTGTTCTCTGAGAAGCATCATATCACACCCCGTTGCCTTGGAGGTACAGACGAACCTGAAAACATCGTGAGATTACCGGCTAAGGCACACATCATTTGTCATTACCTGCTTCACAAAGCTTACCCTCAAAACCGTGCTTTGGCGAAAGCTTTTTCGATGATGGCTGTGAACAAGAAGGGCCAAGACAGAAAGTTCTCATCAAGACTTTACGAACAATCGAAGATCGCTCGATCGAATGCTTTGAAGAATGTGCCAAGGCCTGAATGGGTAAAAGAAAAACTTCGCAAGCCTAAGTCGAACACTTCGAAGTACTTTGGCAACACGAACGCTAAAGCTTTGAAGGGGTTCAAGCACAAACCTAGAACAGCTGAACATACCTCAAATCAAGTGGCTGCTAGAAAATGGTACGATGACCAACGAAAGCTAGAGACTGCTAATCGCAGAAATGATTTCAGACTTGAGTTTGTTTCTCTTGGCATCTCTCGTAAGGAGTTCTACTTGAAGTACCCAGACCTCAACCAAGTCACTTTGAAGAAGTACTTGTCTGGGCTTTAGGCCTTCGCGTACAGCTTGTCCATGGCGGTGTCGATGTTCATCTTCAGAACCTTGCCGTAGCTGAGTTCCAAAGCACCGAGGACCTGCGTGTAGTTGTTCGGCGACTGACCGTCGAGACCGATGATGTCGAACGTGTCGATCAGCGTGTTCAGGGCGTCGATGCCAGTAGGCGAGTTGTAGAAGATCAGCGACGCGTACAGCATCCGAGCACGGTTCGGCATGATGCCGGACTTCAGGAACGGACGAAGCAGGACGTCGATGGCATGCACGCCGGTCTTGCCAGCTTGAACCATGTCGAACGTGACCTTGCCACCTGGCTTTTGAGCGATCAGGTTTTCGTACGACGCAGTCGGCATCAGCTTTTCGGCCCAGACCAGCGGCGAGTCCTCGAGCGTGAGGTTGTCGCGACGAGCCTTGATGATGCTGATTTCACGGAACGCGAACTGCCGAAGCATGCCAGCTGCCGAGCCTTCGTTCACGTCGAGACGTGCACCAGCCTTTTGCAGGTCCTTGGCGATCGTGAAGAACACGGTGCGCGGGTCCAGACGGCCGTTGTGCAGGATCGTGGAGAGCTGCGTTTGGCCGTCGTGGCGATCGCGAGTGACGTGGTACGTCGGAGCCATTTTGCGAGCGCGCTTCATGGCAGCATCGCGATCGAGCAGCGAGTTCACGGTCGGCTTTGGGTACGTGCGGCCGGTAGAAGGCAGGTTGTACGGTGTGACGGTCCGCGAGAACTTGAACGGCTTGAACGTGTCGATCGACTTCACGTGCGTCATCCAACGGGACTTCGCAGTCATCTTGAAGCAGGTGTCGTCGACCAGAGCCGAGTCGATGAATGAGTGCGGGACAGAGATCTTCGAGCAGTCGACCGAGTGGTACATGCCGAACAGCGGCATGTCGATGATCACTTCGTCGTACCCGTGCTCGTCGATGAGCTTGTTGATGTGCGCGATCGGATCCGCTTCCTTGAACACATGCAGACGGCAGTCGTGATCGGCTTGCAGCTCGAAATCGAAAGCGTGCAGCGATTCGTAGAACGCGTCGAGGTTCGCTTGTGAGCACCGCTTGTACATTGCCCGCTCGCGCTCGCCAGCGAAGTAGTACGGCGAGTAAAATGCGAACGTGACTTCGCCTTCAAGCGAAGCAGTCAGGCGGGAGTCGAGGCGGAATGAATTTGTGATCCAGACAAGTGTACGCATGTCTGCATTATACCACACCCTGGCAAATCAGGTTCGGCGAACTTGTAACGCCGCCTGAACCTGTAACGATCAGGCTCGGATCAGGACGATGCCAGACTCGGATGCAGTGAACGTGATCGTGATCTGGTTCGATGAGACGAACGTGATGTCTGACGGGAGGATCATCTTGTACACGCCACCACCGATGTCGATGAACACTTGAACGAGTGCGATGTACGGAGCCGTCAGACCGAGGTTGTGGTTCACTGTCCACGTCGTGCCGGACAGAACCGACGAGCGGTACGTGGTGTTCGCACCAGCTGCACCAGAAGCCATCACGACCCAACCAGCGTTCCCGTTCAGCTTGAACTCGTTGTTCGCGATGTCGTACCAAGTCTGACCAAGGAACGGGTTCGATGGAGCCGATGCACCAGCCGAGTTCTGCGCGAGCTCGAGGAAGTTCTGAGCGAACGACTCACCCCATGGTGTTCCGTTCCGACCGACGATGTCCATCGGACGATTCGAGAAGATCACTGTCGGCGGAACGACGAGGTCAGCTTCGCCGGTGATCTTCAGAAGGTACGTCGAGATATTCGAGACAGTACCGGTGTTCGTCGCATCGCCAGCGGTGGCCGGCGCACCGATGTTCTCGTTCACGAGGATCTCAGTCTGAGTTCCAGTGAACAAGCTCGGTGGGTTCGTGTCACCAGCGGACACTGGACTGTACACAGTGTACGTGCCGTTGTACGAAGAGTTCCCAGCGATCGTGAACGTCGTCGCTTGAATCAGCGAGTACGTCGCAGCTGGGGATACCGTGTACCCAGGAAGCGTGGCACCGCCTGAGTCACGGTAGAACTTCCCTTGAAATGACGAGACAACGTTCCCAGCGGCGACAGCCAGTCGAACCCGACCGGGAGTGCCGACACCGCCGGACTGCGTGATTGATGCGATTGAATAGGAGCGAGCCATCGTTGTACCTGATCGGTGAGATCAGGTATTTACGAATCGCAGGGGTTCAACGGAACGCGTTCGGCAGGGTTCCGACGAGGTCCTCGTGGGTCGGCGCTGTCCAGCCTTCCGGCTTGATCAGGTCCGGCAGACCGAATGGGTTCGGCCTGTTCGGCTTCACACCCGGGCTCTTCTCCATGTTCTTCTCGTGAACGCGGGCCCAAGCCTCGTACGCATCCACATGGAACACGTCGAGCGTGCCGATCGCGAACACGGCGCCGTCGATCAGCGCGTCAACGATCCCGTCGCAGTCGCCTTCGGCGAACGCCTTCTTGGCTTCGTCAAGTTCTTCCTGAAGCATGTCCAGTCGGAACTTCAGGTACGTGTGCAGCTTCGGCATGTCGAACGTGTCGACGATCTCGCGCACGCCGAACTTCCGGTGCATCTGGCGAATGTCTTCGACCCAGTCACCTTCGATGGTGAACATAGGCATACCTTCGAATTCATCTTGCAAAGTCATAGTTGCTCCTGTGGTAGAGCATTCGTGAATTGTAACATGGGCTGGTCACACCGTGATCCTAGTTCCAGGTTTGAATTGCTTCCAAAGCTGCATCTTCACTCGCTCAAGGTCGTCCTCTTCGTAGAACACTTCACGAGTGTCGTCGAAGAACGTGACATGGCACTCGACCTCGTCGGTCCGCATGTTCATCACGACGTACTCAAGCGTTCTGATCGGCTTCACTTGCGATCACACAGCAGGCGAAAGTACAGCGCGCCCAGGGCGAGCACGAGGATCCAGACGACCGTCACGATTGATGGATCGATCCATTCGAACCAGATGTTCGGTAGACCAATGACCACGTACGCAGCCATCGTGCCAAAGAAGAACTTGTCACTGTTCGTCAGGTTCATTCGAGCGCTCGAAGTTCTGGCAGATCAAGGATCGCACGAACCGTCACAAGGTGTTCAGCAACCTCGTCCATGATGTTAATGCCGAACTCTTCCTCGACTGCCATCACCAGACTGACGGAGTCAAGCGAGTCCATGCCGAGGTCTCGGTAGATATGCGTCTCTTCGCTGAGGTACTGGACTTCGCAGCCGAGTTCAGCGGCGAACACCTTGTACAGACGTTCGCGAACGTTCATGAGAGCTGCGGCAGAACCAGCACATCAGCGAGGCAGGTAATCGTGTCAGCCTGTTCGTCGTCGATCTCGATGCTGAACTCGTCCTCGACCGCCATCACGAACTCGAGTTGATCGAGCGAGTCCATACCGAGATCGGCGAACTTCGTTGTCTCGGTGATCTCGACAGTTGCGGTGTCGATCTCGTACATGAACTCTTGCAGAAGAGCCTTGAGCTGGCCCAGGCGGGCTTGTTGAATTGGCGTCAGATCCATAGTTGTCTTCCTTTCGAGATGTTCTCGAGTGATGTGAGGAGTTCAAGGTTCTGAACTCGGGCGATGAACTCTGGTGAGTGTCCTTGAAGGAACCCTTCGATGATCGGGAACTTGTGGTCGAGATGATACGTTGTCAGACCACGCTTCAGGTTCAGTGGATTGATTGTCGCCTTGTGGAGGCGGTACGTGACTTCGGTCAGTTGTCGAGTTCTTCGGCGGTACGCTTCCCACGCCGGTAGTTGATCATCAGGGACACCGTTGTTCAGAGCAGAGACCCGTGTCGCTTCAGCGGTTCGTCTCTTCGACCCGCAGTGAGAGCAGGGTGCCGTGTTCGGATCTTCCTTCAATCGTTTCTGTAGGTTCGTGGCTGACCATACTTGGACGGTTTCGCAGATTGGATGAACGAACTTGAATGACATCTGACCGCTCTTATTGAAACCGTTCAGAGACACATCAGCGTGCCCAAGATCTTCAAGTGCCTTCTTGATCTTGTTCCGACTTTCAGAATACTTCAGAGCAGTGGCACAAGGGTTACAACGGGTGCCGCGAGAGCAGGTCACTCGTACAGTGCCGCAGTCGATACACGAGATTGCCCTTGGTTTCATTCTCGTATTGTAACACTCAGAAACGAAAAGAGGGACCTCTTTCGAGGTCCCTCAGTATTTCCTTCAACCTGAACAAAGAGGCCTCTCGACCTCGATTTGCTTAGGAGAACGCGACGTTCTTGACCAAAATCCGCGCATAGTAGTCCGCGCTATTCCCGAGCGAAGTGTCGGTGTTCAGGAACGTGGCCTTGCCGTAACGCGTCATCATGGACACGGCTGGCATGAACGTGTTCGCGTCCATGACGATACCAGTGCTCATGAGCGGGATGTACGGGCAGTAGAAGTAGCCGGAGTCGAGCTCCGAAGAACCACCCTTGTAGCCCATGAGGATGTCTTCACCCACATCGCCGGAAGCGTTCA